TAAGTATAAAATGTTAAGGTTTGAAACTCCTTCTTTTAATGATGAAAGAAATAGAGGATGTTATAAACAGCTAACAGAAGATCTTTGGGAGAGTAATAGAATGATAGGGGCCTATTGTTATATGGTAAACCCAAATGAAAAAGTATGGTGGTTAGACACTATACTAAATAAAGGTTGGCATGCCTGGGATATTTTCTTAAATTATATATTTGATTCTGAACATATTCCTATGCTTAGTTATAAAGAATATTTAACCGATTATTATAGAGGTGGTTCTATAATAGATCCTGATAACCCAGAAAAACAATAAAAAATGAAACAAGAATTATTTGACATGTTAATGTCCGAAGCGGTTGCTGAAAGAAATAAAGCAATCTTAACTCTTAATTTATTAAGTGAACACCCAGCGGGGATTGGAGATCACTCTACTAAAGACTTTTATGAAAATGCTAGTGAAGCACTTATAGCTTTAGTAGACGCTGATGATAAAATTGAAACATTAAATAGATACTTTACAACTCCAAAAAAACAAGTAAATGGGTGATTCAATTAAAAAATATGAAGAAAAAAATAAATGGATTTATGAATCTCCTGATGGTGGAGAAACAGTAACAAGAAGGCCTTTTAATGGTGATATAAAAGATAGAGAAATTATTAAATCTAAACATGATGCTGTAGTTTCACTTTTTGAAAATGAATACCCAGAATTATCTAAGGAATTTAAAAATATCCAAAAAGAAATGTACAGCATGTTTGCTCGTAAACACATGGATTATGGATTAAATAATATTGCTTTAGGTGGTGATTTAAATAATCAAGAGGATAAAAAATTTTCACTTACTGGTTTAACAATTAGACTAACAGATAAGATTTCTAGATTAAAAAACTTACTTGTTAATGGAAAAAATTTTGTTAAAAATGAAAGTATGGAAGATACATTTATCGATATAGCTAATTATGGAATAATTGGTTTGTTAGTAGGACGTAATAAATGGAAAAAATAAATTTTGCCTAAAAAAATCCCTAAAATAATTAGAGAGATACAGAATAACCCACCCCAAGAAATAAACTTTGCTTATCAAAAAAACATCTCATATTCGCAGATGTCATTGTTTAGATCTTGCCCTCATAGGTGGAAACTTCAGTATAAAGATAAGATAAAAGTATTTACTTCATCTATTCATACTGTATTTGGTACTGCTATACATGAAACATTACAACATTATTTAGATATAATGTATAATAAATCTAGTAAATTAGCAGATGAGATAGATTTAGAAGATAATTTTCAAACTAATTTTATAAATGAATACCAAAAACAATATAAATCAAATAATAATGAACATTTTTCTTCTGCTGAAGAAATGAGGGAATTTTTTGAAGATGGAGTTGGTATTTTAACTTGGTTTAAAAAGAAAAAATCTAATTATTTTAAAAAACGGGGATGGCATTTAGTAGGATGTGAATTACCTATTGTTATAGCTCCTAATAAAATGTATAATAACATATTATATACAGGATATTTAGACCTTGTTTTATATGATGAAAAATACAATCAATTTAAAATAATAGATATCAAAACCAGTACTAGGGGTTGGAAAGACAAAGATAAAAAAAATGAAGATAAACAATTTCAGTTACTATTATATAAACAATTTTTTTCTGATCAATATCATATTCCTATTGATAATATAGATATTGAATTTTTTATTGTTAAACGTAAAGTATTAACTTGGGATGATGATAATATTTTATCACCACATCAGGCGTATAGAGTACAAACATTCACCCCACCAAGTGGAAGAATTAAATTAGGTAGAGCTAAAAAGGCTATGGATAATTTTGTAAGAGAATGTTTTGTATCAAGTGGAGATATAAAAGAAATTCATTATCCTAAATCACCTAGTAAGTGGAATTGTGGGTTTTGTCCTTTTAAAGAGGATTTAAATCTATGTGGAGAAGGATTAAAATTTTAGATATTTCTATATACGTATAATAAACGTTTTAAAATAAAGATTATGCCAAACAAAGACATGACACTAACAAGTGTAAAAGTAAAAAGTGATTTATTTGAAAATTTTAAGATTGAGTGTGTAAAAAGAAAATTTTCTTTTCAAAAACTTGCTGATCGATCTATCTTTTTGTATCTTACAAGTGAAGATTTTCGTAAATTAATTTCAAATCAAACTAATCTCGAATTATAAATTTAAAAATTAATGAATAAAAGTTTTAAACCCCTTCCTCAATCGGAAAGGAAAAAAATATTATTACTTTGTGATGATATTAGAGTACATTCTGGAGTAGCAACTGTTGCCCGAGAAATTGTTACACATACAGCACATCATTTTAATTGGGTACAAATGGCAGGTGCTATTAACCACCCCGAAAAAGGTAAATTACTAGATTTAAGCCAGGATACTGATAAAAGAACAGGTAATAAGGATTCTTATGTAAGATTATACCCTACAGATGGATATGGGAATGTTGAATTCGTAAGACAAGTTATAGAAGCGGAATCTCCAGATGCTATATTGTTATTTACAGATCCAAGATATTTTACTTGGTTATTTAATGCTGAACAAGAATTTCGTAAAAAAATCCCAATTACCTATCTTAATATTTGGGATGATTATCCCGCTCCAATGTATAATCGTTCATTTTATGAAGCGTGTGATTTATTAATGGGTATTTCTAAACAAACAGTTAATATCAATAAAATTGTGTTAGGGGATGATTCAAAAAGTAGAATATTTAAGTATCTCCCTCATGGTTTAGATGAAAATATATATAAACCTTTACCTGAAAATGATAGTGAACTAATAAAAATTAAAAAAGATATTTTTGGAGATACAAAATTTGAGTTTGTTTTATTTTTTAATTCTAGGAATATTAGACGTAAACAAATTCCGGATGCAATGTTAGCATTTAGGGCATTTTTAGATAGTCTTCCTCAAGATAAGGCTCAAAAATGTTTATTTTTATTACATACTGAAACAAGAAATGATCATGGTACTGATTTGTCAGCTGTAAAAGAATATTTATTTGATGAAAATTATTCTAATTGTGTTAAATTTTCAACAAGTAAACTATCCAGTTCGCAATTAAATTGTTTATATAATATTGCAGATGCCCAAATATTACTTACTTCAAATGAAGGTTGGGGATTAACTCTTACTGAAGCAATGTTAGCAGGCACACCATTTATAGCTAATGTTACAGGGGGGATGCAGGACCAAATGAGGTTTGAAGATGAAAATGGAAATTGGTTTACACCAACTCCTGATTTGCCTTCAAATCATAGAAAAACATTTACTAAACATGGTGAATGGGCTTTCCCTTGTTATCCAACTTCCCGTTCAATCCAAGGTTCACCTATGACACCTTACATTTTTGATGATAGATGTAAATGGGAAGATGCTACTGAACATTTAATTACTTTATATAACATGACACGTGAAGAACGTAAAGCATTAGGTGCAAAAGGTAGAGAATGGGCTATAAGTGATGAAGCTGGATTAACTTCTAAACATCAAGCTAATAGGGTAATGGAAGCTTATACTGAGTTATTTAATACTTGGAAACCTAGAGAAAAATATGAAATTATTAATGCTACTGAATTTACAGGTAGACATTTATCACATAAAATTTATTATTAATGAATAAACCAGTTTTTGTAATTAGTTGTCCTTATGACACATATTCAGGGTATGGTGCCCGTGCTAGAGATATAATTAGATCAATAATTAATACCGGTAGATACGATGTAAAATTAATGGCCCAACGTTGGGGATCAACTGCTTGGGGTTTTTGTAAAGAACACCCTGAGTGGGAGTATTTAAATAACCTAAAATTACCTAATAATAAACTTCAAGATAAACCTGATATTTGGATGCAAATTACTATTCCAAATGAATTTCAACCTGTGGGTAAATATAATATAGGTTGTACTGCAGGTATAGAATCTGATTTATGTAAAAGTGAATGGATAGAAGGTTTAAATAGAATGGATGTAAATTGGGTTTCTTCTAATTTTGCTAAAAATACATTTGAAAAAGTAAAATTTGATAAAGTAGATAAAAACACTAAACAAAAAATGGGTGAATTAAAATTAGAAAAACCTATTGAAGTAGTATTTGAAGGAGTTAATTTAGATATTTACAAAAATATTACTTCTAAAGAAATTAAAAGTGTCAAATTAGAAGAAATAAAAGAATCATTTTGCTTTTTATTTGTAGGTCATTGGATGCAAGGAGCATTTGGTCATGACAGGAAAAATGTTGGTAAATTAGTTAAAGCATTTTATGAAGTATTTAAAAATAAAAAACAAAAACCTGCTTTAATTTTAAAAACTTCTATTGGTGTTAGTTCATACACAAGTAGAGAAGAAATTTTAAAACGTATAAAAGAAATACGTAAAACTGTAAATGCTACTAATTTACCTAATATTTACTTATTAAATGGAGAATTTAGTGATGAAGAAATAAATGAGTTATATAACCATCCTAAAGTTAAATCAATGGTAAGTTTTACTAAAGGTGAAGGATTTGGTAGACCATTACTTGAATTTAGTTTAACTGGTAAACCTATTATAGCCACTAATTGGTCAGGCCATACAGATTTTCTAAAATCATCATTTACAACTTTAGTAGGTGGAAATCTAGAAAATGTACATGATACAGCAGCAAATGACTGGCTTATCAAAGAATCTAAATGGTTTCAACCAAATTTAGGAGAAATACATAGAGCATATAAAGAAATATTTGATAATTATAATTTTTGGTATGAAAAAGCTAAAAGACAAGGATATTTTAGTAGAACTAATTTT